AAATGAGATACCAGGTGGTGTACGCAGAGATCCCAATGCAGGCAAAAATGATAGAGGCAAAGGCTCTTACCTATGGGACGCTGTTAGATTTGCACACAAGACCTTTGCAGTGGACCACGCAATCAAAACAATCGATACAGATTATGTACTGTGGTTAGATGCTGACACCTACACATTTAGACAAGTCACCGCGGAGTTTGTTACTGGACTCTTGCCGGAAGACAAACTTGTAAACTTCCTGGGCCGAGGCGAAAAATATCCCGAGTGTGGTTGGGTCTGTTACAACAGGAAGCATCCAAAAATCACAGAGTTTATGGAGTATTGGACAAAGTTATACATCGATGACTCGATATTCAAGGAACTGGAATGGCATGACAGTTATCTTTTCTGGCAGTGTGTCAATCGTATAGCACCCAACGACGGGGTAGACATAGGCAAAGGTGCTGGAGTAAAGGGACACCATGTGTTCATTAATAGTGTGTTGGGATCATACATTGACCACATGAAAGGCAAAAGAAAAGTCAAAGGAAGAAGCAGTAAAAGTGATCTGCGTTGGGATAGGAACGAAGACTACTGGAAGAACGTTGAGAACTATGATCCGTTCGGTGGTGTAAAATTTGACCCAAAACAGGCAGATGATATTATAAGCAAGACTGACAAGGGAAAGCAAGGCAACTGATGAGGATCGAGGCATGGCCTATGCACGGGCCTCTTAACAGCAAAAATATCTTTGCAAAATTTATTGGGTCTATGCAGAAGACAGGAGATGACGTTCACATCAACAAAGAGACAAACGGCGATGTTGCAGTGATATGGAGTGTGCTGTGGCAAGGGAGGATGCAAAGTTACAAATCAATATGGGAAAGATACAGGACACAAGGCAAGCCAGTCATTGTGATAGAAGTAGGTGGACTGCGTAGAAACCTCAGTTTCAAAATAGGAATCAACGGAATCAACAGAGATGCTGATTTTGCCAACCAAGAGTTCGATGGCAAGCGGTGGCCATTGTTCACACATGAACTACGACCATGGAACCCCACAGGTGACTTAATAGTGATATGCGGCCAACACGACACGTCGGAGCAATGGAAAGGGTTACCAAAGATGTCAAACTGGATCGAACATCAGATAAGAGAAATACGGAAGTACACCACAAGGCCGATCTTGGTCAGGCCTCATCCTCGTAACACGATTACATTTGATGAGAACAAATTTAACAATGTGAAGGTGAGATTGCCCAAAAGAGATTTTAGGACATACGACGACACAGACTTCAAGGCTACACTAGAAAGGACATGGGCTGTGGTTAACCATTCCAGCAATCCTGCCATGGAAGCAGTGATGAAAGGCATACCAGTGTTCGTGTCAGAATCTAGCCTGTGCCATGATGTGGGAAACATCAAGTTAGCAGACATCAACACACCGGCCATGCCCAACAGACTGACCTGGGCCAACAAACTTGCATACACAGAGTGGTTCGAGGATGAGATAGAACAAGGATTACCATGGGCGAGAATCAGGGCAAGGCTACAGGAGAAATATATATAATGCAAACTATAAGCATCGGCAAAAAAGAAATTGAGCCTATCATATGGAAAAAATATGAGGGAGAGGATGTAATTGTAAACACCACAATTAGACAAGGCAAACGAATACAAGACATCAGATTCTTCGAAGACAGAGTCAGGGCAGTACCTCGAGGCAACGCCTACTGCATAGGTAACGGTCCTTCACGTAAGGATTTTGATCTAACGAAACTAAAGGCCACAGGACAGACATATGGTTGTAATGCATTATACAGGGACTTCATGCCAGACTTCATATTCTCTGTAGATACAAAGATGTCGATGCAGATGGTGGAAGACGAAGTAGGATTGAAGACTGTACACTATGCTCCTTCACTGGAAGTCAACAGGAAACAGAGCAAGGGCATGATAAACCTCATACCAAACAATCCACACTGGATATCAGGCAATGCCGCTTTCTGGACCGCCGGTGTGCATGGACACAAGAACATATACCTCATAGGCTTTGACTTCAGGGAGTACGGCAAGGGTGAACTAAACAACATATATCAGGACACAGAAAATTACGGAGAACGTAATGACGACAAGATATTCGAAGGTTGGTTGAAGCAATTCCGAGATATGTTAAAGATGAGACCATATGTAAACTACACAGTGGTGCATGACAATCCACCGAAGTATCTTGACCATCTACAGACAGGCTCTGACCTAGGAAACAGTAAAGTGATTAGTTACGCTGAATTTGAGAAGGTGTTAACATCTCGACAGGCCTAGACCTGCAAGTTTAAACTTATTTTTCCAAGCAAAGAAGTTTGCATTGTGGTTTGCATAAGGATCTTTGACCCAAGTCATCTGATATAGGTGTACCATTTCGTGTGCTAGAGTTTCTATGAAGTCTTTCCACGTGGGGAACTTACAGTGTATTTCTATGTAATGTTCTAAATCTATATGATAAGGAATTATTTTTTGGTTGAATCTGCCTTTGGGTGTCTTCCTGTTGTCCCAATTGACCACACATCTGCCCCAGTCCTTGTGCAGTTTTTTTACATGTAATGGCACCATTGGTAATCTGCTGTTGAATAATGCCTTGTTGATGTATCTAAACCACTGATATGCCTGCTGTTCTGTTGGTCTAAATCCAACTACATTTTTATACCTAGTCGCAGTATTCTCCAACTTGACTTTAAGTTGCTTCCTTACATTTACCGCTTTATTCTTTACCTTTTTCATGGTTGACTATATTACCAAGTATGCTATAATATACTAATAATTATCAATATTACCAGGTTTAAAAATGCACACAGATTTGCCAAAAACAATTAACGAAGCACTCAAAATACTAGCATATAATGATTATTTTTGGACAGATCCCCTATCGACGCAGAAAACACAGATCAAACCACATCCTAAAGATTACGACACTGTGCGATCACTGGCAGAATCACAATACGCCTGGACTGAGAAGCAGGCCAGACTGGCACTTGTAATCTTGAAAAGATACCTTACTAAGTTCCAGGCCCATGGTATGGATATCAAGAAGTTGTTGGACAAGCCTGAGTATGAGGATGACTTCCGTGTGATCAGTTTTGACAAAGTTATAGAAAAATACACGGACGATGACAACATTGACAGAATAGAGATGAGATTCCCTTACAACAAGAAGGTAATACAACTGATACGTTGCATGAAAGACAAACGTGACCTTCCTGGCATGTACGCATTGTACGATGGCGAGAAAAAGAAATGGACATTTCAACACAGTGACGTAACTGCTTACTATCTGACTTTGATAGCAGTGCGATATGATTTTAAATTCACAGACGACAGTCTACTCAATGACTATGAAGAAATTAAAAAAGAAGTGTTAGGTCATCGACAGCCAACAGCAAGATTAATAGCAGGAGAAGTTGTGCTAGATGACGCTCCCGAGTCATTGCAAGAATACTGGGATCAAAATTTGAAAACTAAGACAGCATTAGAACAAGTGGATTCATTAAAAAATTTTAACATATCAACCAAGGGAATTAATGTCGAAGCACAAACGTCAATAGGTCACAAGATAGCACACAACAACTATCACAAGTTGTGGATTGACTCAAAAGGATTTTCAAAACGAGATGTTGTCAAAGGATTGATGGAGTTGAATTGTTTTCCGGTAATGATGCCAGTGAGTGGTGACATACACATGGAGGAGGATGTAAAAGAATGCTGGGAATGGTTGAACGCCTTCAAAGCATACGGAGTGGATATTTTAAATGATTGTTCGTGGGGTTTCGATATCAAGGAGCCCATGTATAAAAAAGACATCGATGAGTTTAAAAATGAAAAACATTGGTTAGTTGATAACCAAAAACCTAGGGAATTCTTTGAGAACTTGTATGAGTTACATCAAATGAGTAAACAATTCAAACTTATTAGTGATAATACCAAAATAATATTCGTACGTAATAGGATACCAAGAGCATTGATCAAAAGTAAAATCAAACCAAAGGCATCACTGGTTGCATTGGGCGGTGGTTATTACGCCACAGGCACAGACAATCTGAAAAGAATGCTTGAAAATCTTCCAAAAAAGTTGTATTATAATGATCACCAACCGAGTAGTTGGGATTGGCATGATCATATTATAGTAAAACTTTAGAATGAGCAGTTGTAAATTAGTAATAAAAGATGAAGTGAACGTGAAGTTCGAGAACCTGAGCCTCGAATGGCGTAAGAGATTATCTAACAAATTCAAATACGAGATACCATATGCAAGACATCTACCAGCGGTAAAACTGGGCAGATGGGACGGCAAGGTCAGTTTCTTTGGTTTAGGTGGCACGACCTATCTGAACCTAGTTGATCAGATACTTCCCATACTAGACGAGGGCGGAGTGTACATAGATGTTGAGGACAAAAGAGAGCAACACAACTTTGAATTCAAAGCAGTAGATAAGAACTATCTGTCACACATAACATGGCCCGAGAATCATCCAGCGGCGGGACAGCCAATTGAATTGAGAGACTATCAAGTGGAGACGATCAACAAATTCATAGAACATCCACAGAGCATACAAGAGATCGCCACCGGAGCAGGTAAGACCATAATCACAGCGGCACTTTGCCAACTGGTCGAACCATATGGTAGGACACTTACCATAGTTCCAAACAAAAGCCTTGTCACACAGACAGAAGAGGACTTCCTTGCCTGTAACTTAGATGTGGGCGTGTACTACGGTGACAGGAAAGAACTGGGCAGATTCAACACAATAGCAACATGGCAATCGTTAAATGTATTAGAAAAGAAAAGCAAGGATGAACACACAACAGATTTCTTAGAAGCAATACAAGGTATCAACACAGTGATAATTGACGAGGTGCACATGGCAAAGGCCGACGTGCTGAAGAGATTACTGACAGGACCATTTGCACACTGTGGCATACGTTGGGGACTCACAGGTACTGTGCCAAAAGCAGATTATGAATTCATGGGATTGAAATGTAGTATAGGTGATGTGTCAAACAGGATACAAGCCAGTGAACTGCAAGACAAAGGTGTACTAGCAAACTGTCACGTGAATGTGTTACAAACACAGGATCATCCGCAGTTCAAGACATACGGAGAAGAATTAAAATGGCTGACCACAGACAAGACCAGGATGAAATGGGTGGCCAACACGATTAAAGACATATCAAGTTCGGGTAACACACTGATACTAGTTGATAGGATCTCCGCAGGAGAGATACTTGAGGAGCAGATAGATGATGCAGTGTTCGTGTCCGGATCAACTAAAAACACAGACAGGAAGGAACAATATGATGAAATATCTACTGCAACGAATAAAGTTATTATCGCCACATATGGAGTTGCCGCTGTTGGCATTAATATTCCTAGGATTTTTAATCTTGTTCTCATAGAGCCAGGCAAGTCGTTCGTACGGGTGATCCAGAGTATAGGACGTGGGATTAGAAAAGCAGAGGACAAGGACAGTGTGCAGATCTGGGATATTACCAGCAGTTGCAAGTTTGCAAAAAGACACTTAGGTGCAAGAAAAAAGTTTTACAAAGAAGCCAATTACCCGTATAATATAGAAAAGATAAATTATGAAAATCCTTACACTGGATAACAGAACATACAAACTAGAGAAGATACCGGAATGGGTTGATGAGAAGTTGAGATTCGCTGTGCTTGACAATTCCGACCCTGCAAATCCAGATTTCTTTTACATACCTTTGATATTCCTAGAGAGCTTCAATGCTCCGGCGGCGGTATTGGAGATTGGGCCACACAAAATAAAGATGCCATTGGATTGGAAGATGCTGATAGGCGAGGCCGGACAATCCGAGATGCATGTGCTACCAATTACCAGTCTCAATGATCGAGGCTTTGATGCATTCACATTCAATCCTTTATCAAGTCCTAAACCAGACTTTCATCCAATAGATGTTGTAGACATATACACAGAAGTTAAATGGTATTTCCCAAAGATAAAATCAGGACAGATGTTGGCGGTACCATTAAGCAATGGACCAAAACCCATGTGTGCCTACTTCGTTAAGGACATCTCGAGGCAGTGTGAACAGGTGGACTATGGCTCCGTCTGGTAGAAAATCAATAACAATAGATGCACCAATCCTTATAACCAGCAACAAGATCGCTGTGTGGATGGACGAAGACTGGATGCACAATTTCTTTGACTTCATGAAGAAACACAAATTCCAATTTTCAGGTTTACATCATAAAAACAAGAAACTAAAATTAACATTTGTAACAGCAAAAGAATGCACAATGTTTGCACTAAAATATGCCAGCAGAAAAAAATAGAAAATTTTTTGATCTTAGAAACGGACTGAAAGCAGTAGACTTCAGGAACAAGGACTACTTCGACAGGATCGATGACAAGGAGAAATCGTTGTACTCACCTTACATGCTGATGAGATATGTTTCCAACGTGTCTTCAAAGGATCCGTTCTACATAGAACACTACATAGAGATGGTGAACGAATGTGTGAACAAGCACTGTTTTACCTTAGGCAAACACAAGAAACTGTTATGGATACTGACGGCTATGTGTGGAGCAGAGACAACACAATTCCATCAATGGATCAAACCAATGAAGCGTGTACCAAACAAGAGTCTAAAGAAATTACAACAGATATATCCAACGTGGAAGGAAGCAGACCTAGAGACACTAGACAAAGTGATCACAGACAGGGAACTAGAGGAACTGATAGAGGCACATGGCATCGACAAATAAATGCACATACTGTGGCAAGGAGTTTGCCAAGGAACGTACACTGCAAGTACACCTGTGTGAACCTAAGAGAAGATATCTCCAACGTGACGAGAAATGGGTGGTGAATGCATTCATGGTGTTCCAAAGATTCTACCAGATACATCAACACAACTCCAAGACAAAAACATACGACGACTTCGTCAAGAGTTCATACTACAACGCATTCGTCAAGTTTGGCAGATTCATCATGCACATCAACCCGTTGTATCCTGAGAAATACATAGACTATGTGTTACAATCAAAAGTAAAACTAGATCATTGGGCAAGAGACGATTTGTATGAGATGTATCTTATCGATACATTAAAGACCGAACCAGTAGAAGCCGCACTGCAAAGAAGCATAGCCACAATGATGGATTGGGCAACAGAACAGAACGCACAATGGCCGGACTACTTCAGACTTGTGAACACCAACAGGGCAGTGCAACACATACAACAGGGCAAGATAAGTCCATGGTTGCTGTTAGGTTGCAACGCAGGTCAAAGGATGTTAAAATCATTCAACGACGAACAATTACAAATGATAGAAAGATTTATAAACACAAGTTTCTGGCCCAGCAAATTGAAGAGCTATCCCGCTGATCACATGCTGGTACAGGACACAGCAAGGGAGGCCAAGATTGTCTAAGATAGATTTAGAAGTGTCTGATAATCTGGAGTTTGATGACGGGGACTGTGCTGTGATAATCAAAGAGGACGGATCAATAGGAAGAGTGATAATGCCAAAGGTTGACAAAGACATATTGAAAACAGAAGGATACAGAAAACTACTTGACGTGTTGGAGGTATTACAACCTGGTTCTCGTGACAAAATGATACAACACGCAGAGAAAGACAAAGGGAGTGTTCACTAATGCCTGACGTAGACATAGATTTCTTTGACAGAGACAATACACTGAAATTATTCAAACACACACCAGCGTCCATGATCAAAGATGGCAGGTCAGAGAAACACAAGACGGGAGTGTACTTTCACGCAGTGCCAGAACATCCTGTGACAGGACACGCAAGTTTAGATTACAAGCAAGCCGAGGAACGAGGTTACTTCAAGATAGACTGTCTGAATGTGAACATCTACAAGGACGTAAAATCAGAACAGCAACTAGTTGAACTGATGATACAAGAACCTGATTGGGATATGTTAAAGGATCCCAAAACTGTAGAAAATCTTTTTCACCTAAACGGCCATTTCAATATAGTGTCCAAACTAGAACCAAAGACAATAGAACAACTTGCGGCTGTGTTGGCCATTATACGTCCTGCTAAACGTCAGTTGATGTACAAGGATTGGGTAGACATAATGAAAGAAGTCTGGGTGAAGCCAACAGACGGGTCGTACTTTTTCAAGAAATCACATGCTGTGGCATATGCACAAGCCATAGTAGTACAGATGAATTTGATAAGCAGTGCTAAATATAGTTTTGATGCACCATCAGAAACGTAAGAAAAAACTTCCTAAAAAACTTAAGAAATTCAATCGTAGTACATCGTTATCATCAGAATTTAATTCGTATCAGTCGGACAATCCTTTGACGAAATATGTTGAAAAAGTTTGTGGTATTAATTGTACTGAGCCTACTAAGATTAAATAGGTCTTCTCACTAATTGGATAGTTCGTCTCTTTACCCGTTTCTTTGAAATTTCAGATAGTTTGACTGTGGGACCATGGACAATTTCAACATCCTTGGAGTTGAGCGTAATCAGGGTTGAACGGAAGTACCTGAACTCCCCTTTTAGGAATATGTTTATTGGTAATTTACGATTGGATTCATGCCACCAAGTTTCGCCACACTTCAGGAACTTCATCTTGTCCTGTGGCATCATTATTCTACCATAGTCATAGAAACTTATCACGTTTGCATCTTCGTTCTGAACTATGCCCACATACTCCAAATCGCCCTTTCTGATCAGGCTTAGGAACGGGAACTTGTCTCTTAATGTGTTAAAAATTTCGTTCATTCTATATCTATAAATACTGTTAAATATGTATTATGCAAACAGTACAAAGGTATTTAATAAATCAATTGGTAATAGCCTACATAAATGGTTATCACGGAAGGAACTCAAAAGTGTACGATAGACGACTAACACTGCATAGAGGAGTATCAAACCCTGTCTCATTCACGTTCAAGAACGAGGACCAAAAGGCACAGGACATCACAAGTAAGACCTACGAGTTCAACATGATCGATTCAGAGAGCAAAAAAGCAGTTCTCACAAAGACATTGAGTATACTCGATGACGGTTCAACAGTAAGCACAAGGGGTGACGCAAGTTGTACGATCACAGAGGGCGACCTGTTACCACTGGATGCCAAGTTCTACAACTTCGCTGTGCGTGAAGTGAAATCAGATGGTAGTAGAGAGATAACGTATGCAGACACAGGATACGCGGCCGCTGGCACAGTAGAGTTGTTGGATGGTGCATATCCAGAATTTGTAGCGAGTACGAGTGTATCAACTTTCACGGCATCAGGAGGTCCACTAGCGTATACATCAGGATCCATAGATGCTAGACCAGGAATCAACAACAACAAGGCTTTACACACGATTGCTGTGTACACAAAGAACTTCTCAGGTGCTTTGAGGGTGCAAGGGACAATGAGTGCTTCACCAAGCAACACAGACTACTTTGATATTACCATGGAAGGTGCAGGATCCACTGCAAACTCTTTCTCAGATTCTACAACAGTATCCAACTTCAACTTCACAGGCGTTTACCACAGTGTGAGATTCAGTTGGGGCAACGACAGTGGTAATACTGGCGTGATTGACAAAATCCTATATAGACAGTAAAATAATATAGATTATGAATCTTATACAGAATACAATTCTGACTAGCCTGCCTGCGAACAGAAAGAAGACCCCAAGCGGATGGATCAGTTTCAACGCACCTTGTTGTGTGTACAACGGAGAGACCGCTGACAAGAAGAAACGTGGCGGACTTATGACCAGTGCGGACGGCACGGTAAGTTACCATTGTTTCAACTGTGGCTTCAAGACAAGTTATGTCATAGGACGTAAACTGACCTACAAGATGAGACAGTTCATGAGTTACATAGGTATACCGGAGGACACCATACGTAAGTTGGCCATAGAAGCCATGCGTGAGGAAGAGGGTGATGTCAAGTATGAGAAGAAGAAATTCGTAACTTTCAAGAACAAGGCACTGCCCAAGAATGCACACAAACTTGACGTGTGGTTGGAAAAGTATGTGGCCAATGATCTCACAGAACCACAATGGAAAAAAATTGATGGCCTGTTGAAATACTTAGAAAGCAGAGGCATAGGTGCTGACTGGTATGACTTCATGTACTCACCCGACAAGATATGGGACGTGCATCAGAGATTGCTAATACCATTCTACTGGAAAGGAGATGTTGTTGGATTTACGGGAAGGATGTTTGAAGAATCAGATGGTGTCAAATATTACACAGACGTATGGCCTGGGTATGTGTTCAACATGGACGCACAGGACTGGACTAGGAAATTTGTGATAGTAACGGAAGGACCATTCGATGCCATATCCGTTTCTGGTGTGAGCATATTGGGATCGGAGATAAATGACACACAGCGAGAGTTGATTGACGGACTTGGTAGACAGGTAATTGTTGTGCCAGACAGAGATGCCCCAGGACAAAAATTGGTAGACCAAGCAACAGAGTTTGGATGGAGTGTGGCTTTTCCAGAATGGGATAAAACGGTTGGCGATGTGGCGGATGCTGTGTTAAAATATGGTAGGCTGTTTACTATACAGTCGATATTGAAAACGACTGAGTCAAGCAAACTAAAAATAGATTTAAAGAGAAAGATGTATGGCTGAATACAAAGAACAACAATCGCAGGCTAAGGATTATTCATTTGATGTGCAGAAATTGTACATTGAGATGTTATTAGCAGATGCTGAATCATTTGCTAGAGCACAGAACATATTCAATCCTGGATCCTTTGATCGTAAACTGCAACCTATCGCAAAGTTCGTTAAGGATTACATGGACGAGTACAAAGTGATGCCGGAGGTTGAGATAGTCAATGCACAACACGACATACAATTAAAAACAGCAAAGGATCTAGATCCAGCACACTTCAATTGGTTGCTAGACGAATTTGAAACATTCTCTAGACACAAGGCATTAGAACAAGCAATACTTTCATCTGCTGATCTTCTCGAGAAGGGAGATTATGCTCCTGTGGAAGACATGGTCAAAGAAGCAGTCAGCGTAGGACTCACAAGAGATCTTGGAACAGACTACTTCGAGGATCCTCGAGGAAGACTTGAAGCCTTGAAAGACAACAACGGACAGATCAGCACAGGCTGGCAGAATCTAGACAAGAAATTGTTTGGTGGATTCAACAGAGGCGAACTGAATATCTTTGCAGGTGGCTCGGGTGCAGGTAAGAGTTTGTTCTTGCAGAATCTCGCAGTGAACTGGGCACAGGCAGGATTAAATGTGTGCTACATATCTTTTGAATTGAGTGAACAACTTACTGCCATGAGATTAGATGCAATGATGACAAACATTCCTACAAAGAAAGTGTTTCCAGAGATAGACAATGTTGAAATGAAGGTCAAGATGTTGAAGAAGAAGTCAGGTAACTTGCAGATCAAATACTTGCCAAGTGGTAGCAACGTATTAGATGTTAGAACATATCTCAAAGAACTAGAACTGAAAAACAAGAAGAAAGTAGATTGTATCTTAATAGACTACTTGGATCTCATGATGCCTAAGAGCAAAAGAATAAGTCCGGCAGACTTGTTCATCAAAGACAAGTATGTGTCTGAGGAACTGAGGAACTTGGTTGTTGAGAAACAGTGTGTGTTGGCAACAGCATCGCAGTTAAACAGGGCCAGCGTTGAAGAGATAGAGTTTGATCACAGTCACATATCAGGTGGATTATCTAAGATACAAACAGCAGATAACGTGATAGGTATATTCACATCGAGGGCAATGAAGGAACGTGGAAGATATCAAATACAGTTTATGAAGACCAGATCAAGTTCTGGGGTAGGACAAAAAGTAGACTTGGAGTTTGATGTGGACAGTTTGAGAATCAGAGACTTGGCAGACGATCCAGAATACAAACAATTTGACAAACAAAGAAGTACAATATATGATTCCTTGAAACAAACATCCAAGGTATCTGCAAGTGACGGAACACCAAAAGATGCAAGACCCGAAGTGCCGGATCCTCGTAAGGGC